TTTCATGTTGTTTTATTTTGATGATTTTAATCGTTCTGCCCAGTATTTTTCGGCCATTTCAGGCCATACATCGTAATAACCGCTTCCACCGTAGCGACTTTTTGAGAATGCCCGGTAGCCTTCAACCATAATTTTCACAAATGAGCGGTAGCGGATGGCTTCCGCCACGGCGCCTTTGGCTTTTTTCCCTTCCGCATGGCTGGTGAAAATGAACAGTTTGTTTCCGAAGTCGTTTAGCAGGTCGACGTAATCATCCTCGGAAAATTTCCGCATAAACTGAACGGAATCGAAAAACACAATATCGGGCGCGTTGCGGGCTTCGAGGCGTTGGCGCACCATGTTTACCGGCTCTTTGTCGAGCAGGTAAACATGGTCGCGGCTGGTGTCGATGTCCTCCTGCTGCCACACCTGGCGGATGCTCTCGGCCTCTCCTTCTTCCAGGCTGTTGATGAACACCCGTCCGAATTGTCCCAAATATTTCGCCATCTGTATCATAAACCTCGTTTTTCCGTGTGCCGAATCGCCGTAAATTATCCAGGAACCTGTCACTTCCGGTCGCCCGATAAGCTGCAGCCACTCGTCTTTAAAATCAAGAACATTGAACCGTTTCCGGTAAAGGTCGGTCGATGTTATCGGCCTTCGTAATTTCATTTCCGGCATTTTCTTCAGCTTTTAGTTTTCTTTCCAGACTAATTTGAATAGGTATGCGGCGTAGACTCATGTTTGTTTTTGCATGAAGCCGCTGCACATCATCACAGCCGTTGGCCAGGCCAATCTGCGTAATCTGTTTTTTCTGAAAAGCTGCAAACTCCTTGTCGTTCACCGGTGTAATGCGCTGGTACTTGTTTCCAAGGCGTGAGAATATCTCTGCAAAACCAACCTTCTTATAAGTTATGTGCCGGTTGATTTTTGTTGCCAACCCGTCGGCTCCCATTGCATACCACCCGCAATGCTTATCTGTCGCATTCCACAGGGCCTTGAATTCAAGGTAAGTCGGGTAGCGAAGATCTCCGAACTCATCGAGGATGATCAGCGGCCTGTCGGTTGTTTTTAGAAAGAATACCAGGGTTTCAAATAATTCATTGAAAGTGGCGTCGGTTGATAGCCCGAACTCCTTCGAAATTGCTTTAATGAAGTCCTGCTTCGACTTATTGCGCCCACAATCTATAAAAGCCACATTTTTGTTTTCACGTGCATACATTAACGCAGTGTGAGTTTTGCCAATGTCCGCCCGGTCGCATAATATGCCTGAAACACTATTTTCCTGCGCAAACTCCAGCTGCTTCCAAATGTGGTTAAAAACAGCTGTGCGGGCAGTTTTCATGTGCACCTCGTTCGTAAGAGGCACATCGTACTTTCGTGCGATGTTTATCCAGTTTGCATCACTCAAAACCCCTTCCAGTTCCGGCTGCATTTTCAATATCCTCGTCAACTGGCTTGGTGATATCCCAAGCGCGGCCGCGTGCCTTATACGTGAACGATAATTGCTTTCGCGGGACCTTACGGCCTCGATAATCTTTAATTTTTGTTCCTTTGTAAGCATATTAATAAGGTTTTAAAAGTCGTTCAAAGCATTATTTCCGTAGTCTGTTTCGTCAAAGTCCAGATCGTCGATGTTGCTCACACCACTTTTTCGCGGTTTGAAAACTTCCACATCCTTCGTTTCAATGTCTTTCCCGTTCCTGGGCAATATGCCCACCTTCGCCCAATCTTCGTCCTTTGCGTACTTATCGAACATAGCCACATACTTATCCTGTTTCAGTTTCGCTGCGTCGTCCTCTGAAGTGCGTTCTGCTTTAGCTTCGTTGTAGGTAGCCAGCTTTTCAGCTATGCAAATAAATTCTCCGTTTTGGTACAGATAAACCTCCGGAATATTGCCGTCGTTGTCGGGCATATAGTAAGCATTCACTTTCAGGTTCCCCGGGGCCAGTTTTTCCACAACAGACGGGTGCGGCAACTGGTACCTTTCATATTGCACCTTAACATATTGTGTGTTGTAAATGCTTATTGATTTTACTTCGAAACCAATGTACTTATACACAAGCGCTTTATTCAGCTTCGGTAGATCCGGATTAATGTTTCCGATAAGCACTTGCATGCGTGACATGCCAGGGTAACGTTTTTGTTTTGGGTGAGGGGCGTTGTTGTATTCCAGGCAGTCCTTAATATCGTCCATAATCATGCGATCTGCAGCCTTCATCGTTAACCTGAACTGATCGTCAACCTTGTCAATAGGTATGCGGTTGTAAACCGATTTTAACCACCAGCGGCCAACGCCCGGATGGTTGTTCTTTTCAACCTGGTACTTCACTGCCCGGTTGAAATGTTCGGCCCGCTTTTCCTTGCTGTTTGCCGGGGCACAGAATGTCACCAGCGGGAACATCATGGAAAGTTCCAGTTCATACTTGCGCACCAGATGGTTTTCCACTTCCACCTCCAGCGGCACTCCAAATCCGTGACGGTCAATAAATACAAACATGTCTCGAAGGCAGTCCATGAACAGAGTTTCGTCTTTGCTCATACTGTATGCAGAGCCTATGCGGCAGCCGCTGGCCACGTCGTAAGCGTAATATGCTTTCACGCGTTGTTTTGTGGCAGCGTCCTTCCACACCAGGTCGCGGTCGTCGAGGCTAATTTTGCTGAATGAGAAATTGGGTGAGTGGCGGTGGCGGTGCGGGCGGTGGCGTTCGTCGAAATCTTTGAACCCCATCCGCTTTTTATTGATATGAATCTGGTTTTTGTTGTCGTTTACTATCTGCCAGGCGCGGCTCTCAGAAAAGGTTACCGGTTTACCTTCGTTGTCCAGGTAATCCTCTCGCTCAAAGAATTCGCCGGTCTTTTCGTTCACCAGGTCAATTTCTCCAGCCATGAACTGACTGTATATTTCAATAATTTTTGTGTTGAAAGGCCGCGAGGGCAAGGTGGCGATGTAGCAGATGAGCTTTTTGAGTTTGTCAGAAATCTTCAGGGCGTTTTCATTGCCCTTGTAGTTTTTAATCAGGGCTTCATACCCACGGTCGATGTAATCTTCCAGCTTATCGCGCAGGGTGCGCGGGTTGGTAGGCAGCAGGTTGGGGAAGTTGTGGGTAGTTTGCGGGTCCTTAATCAGTTTCATGGCGTTTTTGTAGAACTGGCTAATCAGCGGGCGCTGTCCGTGAGCTGCGCGGGTCCGTGTGTGTGCTTCCAGTTCCACTTTCAGCGCGTTTAGAATGCAGGCGCCATTGCTGTATAGCAGTATGTTGTCCTGTTTTCTGGTGGGAATCGGTGAGCCGTCCGGGTACCGGTAATTGGAAAAGTACTCAAAAGCTTGGTAATCAATTTCAATCTGGCTTATATGTTTTTTTTTTACAATGTCGAAAGGATTTCCCCCGAGCTTCCGTTCAATCTTATCGCGGAACCGTGGCGGAATGGTCCGGTAGTCCACCAGTGCTGTTGTGTTTTTGCAAGCACGGCGTACTACTTTAATCTTGCCACGCCGTTTTAATATATCGTAGTTGTCTGCTGACAAAATCCCCTGGTCTATGAGCCAACGTGCTTCCACCGATAATATATTATTGTAAAACTCCATATATACTGCGACGTATAACTGCGACGGAACCCTTTGAAGTTATCGCCGGGCCGTCGCAGTAATTTTATGCTGAATTCAAAACTTTTTCGCGAGCTTCAACTATCCGGCAAAGCGCATCCACTGCCTCCTTATGATTTTGTGATTTTTCGCGCTCCACCATTTGGCGTGCGTTAGCCGGAGATATATATCTCCCCAGCTTTTTTGAAAGAATATGGCTCACGGTGTTATAGTCGCCATATTGTTTTCTTTTAATAATTTGTTTTTTATCCATTTTTTACCGTACTTTTGTTTATTGTTTTACAAAGAAAAAAAGAAATGTTGATATTTGCAAACATTTCTGAATATTTTTATGGAAAAATTTGAAATAAATAAAAGGATTAAGCAATTGATTAATTATTTGAATTTTAATCAACGTGAATTTGCGAAAGAAATAGGTGTTTCAAGCAGCCGTATGAGTAATATTATCACATTTCGTAATCGTCCAGATTCAGAAATGTTGCAATTAATATTATTTAGGTTCAGAAATGTTAATGCCGATTGGCTCCTAACTGGAACTGGAAATATTGAAGAGATAAATAATAGAAAAATTGTAGAAATTAATGCGGAATTTGAAAAAATTCTGAAACTACTAAAAGAAAAAGATCTACAAATAATCAACTTAGCTATTGAAAAAGGGGTACTTCAGGAACAGGTGCGAATTTTAAAAAAACAGCTTGGGTATTCTAACTCAAATATTGCTGCCGAATCATAATTAATACCCAGCTAAGTGCCGCCCGCGTTTTGCGGAGTGGCACTTCAGCGGCTGTTATGAATCGTTTTTTGTGTTAATTTTGAAAGATTAACCAAAAATTTAATATCATGAAAAAATTATTACTATTTGTAATTATCCCGTTTATCGGATGTTCGCCGAAATACATGATTCAGTCTGTTGGCATTGACTTTACTAAATACACTACCCGGGGATTCACTATTTCCACTACTACCATAAACCAAATATTTGAACCGGTAGGGTTGGTTGAAGCTTTTTGCATCGAAGGCATATCACCCGATAAGCCTAAACCAAAAAGCTTTTCCGACCCGATTTATACCGCCCCACAGCGAGGTAGTGATTTTGTATCGTGCACTACTCAAGACATATTGGAAGTATTATATAACGAAGCTGTTAAAATGGGTGCGAACGGGATTGTTAACCTCCAATTTTACCTATGGGATATTAATAATCGGGATGTATTTATAGCTAAAGGCGAAGCAGTGAAAATTCAATAAGATTTGTTTTAATAAAAATCATTTAATTCATTTGCTCCTGTACTACAATTTATCAACTCAGGGGCAAAATCACTGAGTTTTTTTAAACAAAATAAAGGCACGGCCTGCTATGGTGGCCTAAAGCGAAAGCTTCGGCTGGTTTATCGCCCTGCGGTAAATTGTAGTACACACCTAAAGCAGGCAGTGTTCTTTTTAACCATTTAAAAGGCTATGGAGGCGGAAAATGAATTGTTGAGCTACACTGAAGCCGGGCAGTACGAAGCCGCTTTGAACGAGTTTTGGGAGGCTTGGCTCACGCATGAAAACACTGATTGCCTTAATGCCGGCATACAATCTGAAATGCTTATGATGTATAAGCACCTTCGCAGATTCCTGAACAGGATCAGCTGATTCCTGTTGTTTCGGAAAAGGCGGTCTGGTAAGTGATACGATATACTTTCAGGCCGTCTTTTCTTCTTTCGGGTTGCGCATTAATGCGTGAGAATGAGCTAAGGGCGCTATTGCTCCATCCCTGCAGCGCTTCATGCACAGCTTCAATAACATCTAGGAAGCCAAGTGATGTCTCCCTGACCGGCGATGCCGAATTGGTTGCCCCGGTAAAATCGAAAGCGAGGCGCAGAATTACGTTTGCCGTTACAATCTGTATGTGTTCCCCTGTATCGTCGCACTGCGGATAAGTAAGATCAACCAGGCAGGCCGGGAATGCCACCGGCGGGCGCTGGGTGAGTATGTCGAGCTGGCCGGTATCGATGTCGATCCATTTGATCGCCGGTACCTGGCTTTTCAGCCGGTTGCTGATCAGGATAATAACTTCTTTGTTCATGACTTTAATGTAATATGTTTCCTAAAAAGGTTTCAATTCTTTCCACCATTCTTGCGGCTAGTTCTTTGCTTTCGCCCATGAACTGCCGTTGCGGCAGGTTCATTTGCTTATTGTGTTGGTCCACATTTACCGGGCCATGTTTGGTTCGCCTGGTATGTGCCGGTACCGTAACCTGCCCTTTAAAGCCTTCGTTGTGTGCCTTGGCATAGGTTACTTCTTCGTTACCTGCAGAAATAACCACTTTGTCGGGACTGATCAGGCTGGGCTGGATACTGTTTACCAGGGCGCCGCTCTCTACCAGCAGACTGCCTGTTTTTTTTTCATTTTTCGCTTCCGGCCATAAGTTACCGTCGAACCCTTTTTTATTAAAAGTATCTTTATAATACTCTGTAGCTTCCTCAGCTACAATTTGGGGCAGTGCTTCGCCGGCCTCTTCGGCGACCTTCAAAAAATAGTCGGCTAATTCATTCCAGGTCATTTAAGAAGTTTTAAGTTTCGAATTCCAAGTTCAGTAAACCAACAAATTTCTTACCTTTGTATTACCAGCCGGGTTGGCGGCCTAAGCCTGTTTAGCGCCCGCGGTGGCTCGAGCAGTCGGTCCCGATTTTTCGAGACGTCACCCGGATATCCGCAAAAAACCTTTCTTGTTATGGGGAAGGTTTTTTTATGAGCAGGCCGCTGCGGTATAAATTCATTGTTGCTGATCTCTCTGCTACCGGAAACCAGGTTACCACGTCATAAACAGTTCCTCCGCTAATGTTTGCAATAACGGCAATGGTTTTATCACTGTAATATTTCAGAAAAACGTACTGGCTAAACTTATTCACCGGTTTCCCTTTCCGGGCCTGTTTCCATTTTGCCGTTACATCTTTTGTTATTTTATATACATCCTGCCGGGCATTTACCCATACTTCGTCGGGCAGTTTCAGCGTTTCGGCAGCGGCTTTCACAAATTGCAGTCGTTCAGCTATTTTGTTTTTGTGAGCGGCTTCCCAGGCTGTTACGTCGAATCCAATTTTCCGGTCGTTAAAATCGGTAAGGAATGTGCGGCCATTTTCGCGAGCCAGCCCTGCGGCAAACTCCGCGGTTGTGCCCTGGTAAACCGGGGCATTGCTTCCGGCAGCCTTGCGGTACTGTTCGAAGCTTTTCAGTCCGTATTCCCTGTAATTAACATTTTTCAGCCATTTGGACGCATTATCCGGAAACTTTGCAATATACTGCTGGTCGGCAGTGAAGATCTCTGGCAAAGCCGCACGGTTCACCCCAAACCCGGAAGCTGCAGAACGTTTCCATTCGTCGGTTTGCAGGAAAGCATCAACCCGGACACGGCTTTCGGCAATTTCAGAATCGGTTACCTCATGACGCATACGGGGCACAATGTAGCACCGGCATTTCCATCCGTTTGGAGGCCATATTTTATTCCAGCGGACATCATCGGCAGGCAGTACAATGCCGTCAATTTCGCGGTGCTCCTGCCGCACTTTGTCGTCGCCAACTGTTTTGTACATCCAGATATTGAACAACTCTTTTTTGCTGTTAAGCCGGTTATATGTTTCTGCGCTTTCACTTATCAGGGTTGCGGTCTGGTATTCGGTACGCTGCCAAGTTTTATTGAATACGTCGAGTTCGGCGCTGGCCATTCGGTGAAATTCCTCAAAACTTTTTGCTTCCCGGTACAGTTCGTTCAGCCGCTGGCTTTCGGCCAGGGTTTTTGCTGCGCTGAACTGGAATATGTTCAGCTCCTGTGCGGTTCGAAAAGCGTCGGACTGGTATCCGTAAGTGAAGCCGAGATCGGCCATCCGGACTGCCTTTTTGCTAAGCGCTGAAATAAGATCGTTGCTTATCCATTCGAACAGCTCGGGCATGAAGCCACCCTGGTTGATGGCGTGTTTAATAATGCGGTCGTGAAGTTGCTGATCATTCAGGTTGATGGGGAGAAATCCAGTTGCCCCGCCCTGCGGGGCTAATGCGAAAAAAGAGCGGACCCTTTCCAAGAATGTATGGTCGGCGTTTTCAATCTCTTCACCGTCACCCCCTGAGTCCATTCGTCCGCCTCCGGCGTACACCTTCCCTTGATAAGGGGAGGAAAGCCCACCCATACGCCTGGCGATTGGTTCACCGTTCTGCGGAACCGGGATACTGTATTTGTCATGCAAAAAGCTTTGCGGAATTTCCATAATATCAGAGAGCATCAACACATCATTGACTGAGAGTTCGGTAGCTGATTCCGGGAAAACGAAGCTACCGCCTGAAACAGGGAAGCCCCGTTTTTCCATAAGAGGCAAAACAATGTAATTAAGCACCCGTTGCACGTACCGCATGTCGGCTTTGTTTTTTCCTTCCTCCACCTCTTTGTGAACTTCGCCCAAGCTGCGGGCGCCGGTTTCGTTTTGAACTGTGGTCAGAGTTTGACCGAGAACGGTAATCAGCATCTCCTCGTTACATGCCCGGCGAAAATCGTTGTAGGATGTACCTGAACTTCCACTGCCGGTGTTGTTGGTAGTTTCCACCTCGCTTTCCTTCGGTATTACCACGTAAGGAGCAGAACCGGCCTGTTCGAGCGCCTGTTCAAGAAGCTTTCGGCTCTCCGAATCGTAGCTGCTATACTTCCCTACCCTTTGGGGCATGCCGAATATTTCAAGCCATTGTGCATAATCTCCGAATCCTCCCCGTTTCCAGATGGCAAACGGCGCAGTTTTCAGCATTACGCCATATTGCCGTGGTTTGCCTAATATAAGGAGGTGGTCGTCGCCCTCGTAAGGTATACCCTGTGCATCGAAGGCATTGCGCAGGATGCTCCGGCTTTCGAGGCCGATGTGCTGCGCAGGTATCGGCTCAAACCGGAACCCGTCGGTAAAATTGAACTCCCCGCCGCTGCGCCCCCAGAACACCCGGTTCATTATTGTTTTTAGCAGTTCTTCGAAGTCGGTACTGTCGATAATATCGAACATCTCTACAATCTCTTTGCCGTTCGCGTCCTGGAATGTAATGGCTGAATTGGTAACCGCCATAATACGTTTATCAATTGCATCAGATAGCACCCCGTCAATAAGCAGGTCTTCGTACAGGTCGTAAAGTTGTTTCATCCGGCCCATATCGGCCGCACGCAGGGCGGTGCGCCATTCGCCCACGTCGATGCTTTTGCGGGTAGGCGCTTTGATTATGAGCTCCTGGATTATTGTTTGTTGTTTTTTTGCCATATTGCTGAATTTAGAAATGCTGTGTTTTTTTCGGGTTGCTGCCGAACTTAATTAAAGCGGCCGTTTCGTCGGGTTTTTCGGGCAGGTCGGCGGCCACGTCGCCCTTTTGCACGGCTTTCAGCCAGCTTATTGCCCGGTCGTAGCGGTCCTGCCGCAATTCCAGTTCCATCCCGGCATTGCACAAAACAAGGAAGTGCCAGGTGGCAATATCCTTAACAAAGGTTAGCAGCAGAGCATTGCGGCTGCTGCCGGTTGCGGCAAAGGTGGCGGCCACGTCGTAGGCGGCGAGGTAGCCGCGTGCTTCGGCAATTGCCGCATCGATGGCCGCCTGCAGGATGGTCGAGTCGCCACGGCTGATCACCTCCACGTTTTCGTTGTAGAGGTGACTTGAGAGTTCGGATGTTGTTAAGAATGCCATATCTTTTTTATTACAGTTGCAATAGTTCCTCCCCGGCCAGCGTTATCCCCATCAGTGTATCGAAGAAGCACATAGGTTCTAATTTCGTTACATTAACATTGCGGCTCCATTCACCGTTGCGTTTTTTTGCCTGTATTTCACGGCGGCTCAACACCTGGTATTTTTGTTTTAAAAAATAAACCCGATAGCGTTTACCGTTTTTGCGGCAAAGACGTTCTGCACGGCGGATTGCTTTTTTTAAAGCTCCTGGCCGGCCTTTAAAACGTATATAAAGACTAATTAAATGGTTTATCAATCGTTTTGCAATCATGGTTCCAATCGTCTCCTTGTTGAACTATTTCCAAAGTTTCACCCTCTGCAACCACCGGTTAATGTACACCCCCGCAAAC